ATGTTTAGAAATCGCCTGTCGTCCCAAACTCCGGATAACCGGAAGGAAGGATTGGTCGGATATTTCCTTGTACTTGAAGCCATGGTAGACATACCGGTTAGATATGAGCTTACCTGCAAACTCACCCAAAACATCGGATGATAAGCATTTAGCCTCGGATATGGGAATACCAAACTCAGCCAGAAGTTGTCGGTAATGCAGGTGAAGACCCGCATCTTTTGTTACAAAATCATCACCAAGAACATTGAATCTTTCGATACTTTGTTCGTAAGTGAGACCTGCTCGTTTTCCTGCCACCATAGCAAATGCTATGTGTGATATGGCAAATAGAGGGAACGAAGGACCAGCCCCTAAGGGCTGTCCAACATTCCAACGGACAGGTTGTCGGTCCCCCCACATTTTAGTGAAGGGAGAACGAGTGACAAGTTTCATTAGATGACGGTACTCACTAGTTACACCGTAGCCTTCCGCAACAGCATCTTGCAACGCAAGAGGAAAGTTGTTAGTGGCATCAGAAAGATCTACAGAGAAAACAGTAGACCCCTCCTCAAGCCAACAACGAACCCTCTCAACTCCTGAATCCTGATCGTGAGTGAAATCACAAGGGATACGGGAGAGTGTCGAAAGAAGTTGTTTCTTTAAAGGTTCAAGTGCAGCTTGCATAACGACGTTCGGAGCCGCAAAGGCTCTAAACTTCCAACCAGGTTCTTGAGAGAACCCAATAACTCCTAACGGCATATCAATGTCGTCTGGGGTGATGGTCTTAAAGTCATCTTCAAACCGATGCCAGGGATGTGTTAAGTCCCTGTAGTCAGATATCAACTGCTCACCGATCGCCTTCTGAATAGAAGGGAACGGGTGCCATGCTTGACATGACAAGAGAGTATCTATCTGGCGCTCGGTCTTTTGACAACCACGCTTATCTGATCCATTCTTTGTTGTTGCAAATGCTACAGCATCTGGAACTTCCGTAAGCTCTGGTTTCCCAAAGGTACGAGATAACCAACGACCAGCAACCTTCATTTCTGAAAGGAAACTGGGGTCGATTCGTTCCATCTTCTGAGCACGCTCTGGAGATTGCACCACCGAACCCAAGAACTTTCGTTCCTGTGCCGATGATGGACCTTCTGAGCGCTCTGCAAGGAGACTAGAATACACCATCATAGCGTTGATCGCACGCTTTCTGTGTTTATAACTGGAAGATTGGAGAAGTCTCCAAACAGGTTTCCAAGGACCTTTCGGGCCTTTGGAATCGTGGGCAATCCAAGTGAAATCAGGTTTCTGATTCGCAAGGACTGATACCGCTGCCTGCTTGATTAACTTCAAACGTCTAACGACGTTCTCTGGTCCCTCAGCTTTAACACTGATAGTTATGGAATTTACTAAAGGTAAAACAACATCCTTTGGTAAACCCACCGCTCTCAACTTTACGCACAGTTCATCACTTAGTGTTTGACTTTGAGTCATAATGTTGCCCCTTTTTCAAAGGTGTACCATACACTTTCGTGATTGCTCACGTGGGTTTCGACCAGAAACCCATATACACTACCA